GCGGCTGCTGCTGACCCAAGTTCTGCGGACCCAGGCGCACCAGACGGCGACGATGGTGATGATGGTGATGACGGCGGGGACGGTGGGGACGGCGGCGATGGCGGAGATGGTGGTGGCGACAGTGGCGGTGGTGATGGTGGTGGTGGCGGTGGAGGTGACGGCGGCGGCGGAGAAAAACGCGGCGGTCGCATTTATCCATTGCGTCACCATACAGATTGGGAAGAAGCTACGGACTATAAAAAGTCTGGCGGCAAACTCGTCCATATGTCTCCCGATGAGTATCTGAGGCGCGTTAAACACCTCAATATGGATCATGAAGACCATCACCTCATTCATCACTTTGCAAAGCAGATGGAAAAGGGCGAGAAGTTTGACCCTTTAGCTATTTATCCAGACAACCATCCCAATGGTCGTCACAGGGCTCATGCGGCTAAGAAACTGGGTGTCAAAAGTATTCCGGTTGTTGTTTGGCCAAAACACAAAGCAAATGGTGGTCCCGTTACGCCGCGCGCTTTGGCCGATGCATGGACGCCCCCAGAAGATACAGACCCTCGTTTGGGTAAGTTTATTGAAGAGTATCCGTCCAAGATGGCAGATGCTGTTGTTGATACGCTTAAATATCCTGGCCAAGTCTATCGCGGCGAAAAGTCTGTTACTGCGCGAGACGCAGAAACAGGCGAAGAGCGGGTTAGCGACGAGGCTATTCAAAAAGCTTTGGACATTTCTAATGCGGCTATGACCGGTGGTTTTGGCGCCGCTGCTATCAAGCCTCCCGTGGCTGGAGAATATTCAAACACATTACGCATGTTTGCTGGGCCAGGATCTAAGACAGCAAATTTGGAAGCATTAGCCAGCGCCAAAGAAATGATTAAGAACAAGGTGCCAGTTGAAGAAGTGCGCCAAGCCACCGGTTGGGAACTAACCCCGCATGGTGATTGGCGCTACGAAATTGCTGACAATAAAGCCCGCTTGTCGCCAGAAGCTGAACATCAAATGTCGGCAACCTACAGAGGCGAAGGGCCGTCTTCACCCCTTGCCAACAAGGATGTCACTTATCGTTTGGGTGAAACAGATGAAGAAATTCGGCATTTTTTAGAGCACCCTGAAATTTTCAATGCATATCCTGAAATGCCATATAATATCCTTAAGGGGAGGTGGACTCCTGACCGCCCCCTGTCTGGTAGTTATGGGCCACAAGTAGGGTTTAGGGTTGGGGCAGGGTACCCAGATGACGCACTTAGTGCGGCTCTTCATGAAGTTCAGCATTATATTCAAAGACAAGAAGACTGGCCGCGCGGCGCAGATCCGATGGACATTGCAAAAAAATTAAAAACAAAAGACAAGGATAAAATTTGGAAAGAATATAAAAAAACTGCTGGTGAAGTTGAAAGCAGAAATACCCAGAAACGTCAATTTATGACACCGAAGGAGCGACTCAAAACGCCTCCAAGCGCCACCCAAGATGTCCCATTTGATGAACAAATTGTTCGTCGTTGGAACGATTCTGCGGGTGGCCCTATCGTTGGAAAAGCCCTTATGATAACATCCAAAAAGGCTGCAAGCCGCCGGGGACGCCCGGACTAACCTAGCTAGGAGCAAGCATGTCAGACATGGCGAAACAGGCCCGTGCGGCCATGAAGGCAAAGGCGTCAAAACTGACGACTGCCGATCCACATCAGAAAGTTGATTCGTCCACTTGGACCCCGCCAGAGCCATTGAACACGGAAGCCAAGACCGGCCTCCGTCCGATCAGCCGCCGCGCGTTCAAGAAGGGTGGCAAGGTCATGGGCAGCAAGCCCAAGATGAACCTTGGCAAGGCAACACGTGGTGGCAACAAGCCGCTTACTCCTGACAACTTCGCCAACAAAGACGTTAAGGCTGCCAATGAGGAGCGTGCTGGCATCAAGCATGTCGGCGCTCTGAAGCGTGGCGGTGCTGCAAAAAGGCAGTCCGGCGGCAGAAATATGATTATGGACTCGCGTACTCCGCAGCCATCTCCTGAGAACATGCCAATTACGCCAGAGATGGAACGCCGTATGCAAGCCATCATGGATGCTGATGCCCGCAAAAGCCGCGAGTATGAAGCACGTGAAGGCGCCAAGCGTGACTATGAAGTCACCGGCCAGAAGCGTGGTGGCAAGGTCAAGAAGGCTGGCGGCGGCGCACTGGCTGGCGCTCAGAAGATGATGCAAGACGCACAGCAAACTGCTGGCGTTCCTTCTGCTACTCTCGGTTTTACAGGCATCAAGAAAGGTTTAATCTCTCCTGCGCGTGGTGTCGGCCTCAAGAAGGGCGGCGCTGCCAAGCATGATGATGTGAAGCAGGACATGGCTCTCATCAAGAAGATGGTGAAGCCGTCTGCTCGCAAGGGGCATCAAAATGGGGGCAATGCTGAAAAAGACAAATATGGTCTGAAGGCCGATGACTATAAAAACATGAAACTTATGTCGCCTGACCATCCATGGTTTTCAGAAAACACCGACAAGTACGGTCGGCCTGTTATGAAATCTACGGAATCATGGGAAGATGCAGATAAGAAAAAATCTGGCGGTCGCACTGCTCGCAAAGAAGGCGGCGGTGTCTTTACCGGCACCAGCTATCCCGGCAAAATTCCCGGTGTTGTTTCCGGTGGGCGTACAGCTCGCGCTACGGGCGGCAAGACAGCAAAGGGTAAGGGCAAGACAAACATCAACATCGTGATTGCTGCTGGTAAGCCAGCCGGTCAGGACATGATGGGTCCACCTCCTGGCATGGATGCTGGCCCGCAGGGTCTGCCAATCCCAGTTCCGCCGCCGAGTGCTGGTGGTCTGCCGATGGGCGGTGGCGCTCCGATGCCAATGCCTCCAATGCCGATGCCCGCTGCTCCTGCTGGTAGCCCTCCAATGGCTCGCAAGGCCGGTGGTCGCATTACTAAAGTCGCCTCGTCTTATAAGGATATGGAAGCAGGTGCTGCTGGCGGGGAAGGTCGTCTTCAGAAGACCGACATTGCCAAGAAGCACAAAGATGCTCCTGCCTTCAAGGCTGGCGGCAAGGTCTACAAGTCCTACAAGGACATGGATGCTGGTTCCGCTTCTGGTCTTGGCCGTTTGGAAAAGACGGAAATTCAGAAGCGTAAAGGCTGATTCGCGGATAAGCCATGCGGCTTCGCGGATCGGGACGGGAGTTGGCCCCCTCTGGCTCCCGTCCCACCTATCTTAGAGGGGGACACCAGAGGGGGTGTATATGTTGACGTTCCAAGCGTTCTATCAGCATGAGCTACACAAGCTCATCATGTCAGAGATTGAAAGACTTCAAGATAATCTTGCAACTGGACTAAGCACCCCTGACTTTTCGGCTTACAGACACCAAGTAGGGGTAATAGACGGCCTCAAAATGGCTATACGGCTCATGGAAGAGGCTGACTCTATCGCTAATGGTAAAGAGAGGGGATAACTATGCCAGCAATGCTTATGGAACATGATGTAGATCCGCGCCAAAAACTCTTGGAAGAAATTGGCGATATTTCCAAGGTTGAGGTCTTCAATAACCAAATCTTGGTCGCAGTTTATCTCCGTCCAGAGAAGACAAAATCGGGCCTCTATATGCCTGATGCTCACCGTGACGAAGATAAATATCAGTCAAAGGTTGGTTTGGTCCTCAAGAAAGGACCGATGGCTTTTGATGACAATACTGGCCAGTGGTTCAACGGCGTGACAATCAACACGAACGACTGGATCGTCTTCCGCCCCAGCGATGGGTGGAGCATCACAATCAACGGCGTCATTTGCCGCATGATTGACGATGTGAATGTGCGTGGTCGTGTAGACCACCCAGATCGCGTTTGGTAAGGAGAAAATAAATGGCTGATGAAAATCAAATCCCACTGAATCTTGGCGACGAACCTACTAAAGAAGCAAACACTGCTGATCCAATTGTTGAAATTGCAGAAGAAGGCGCTCCTTTGGTTGAAGCCAAGGAGAATGACGTTCAAGACGCTCTTGAAAAGCTTCAAAAGAAACTGAAGAAAGAGAAAAAACTGCGTGAAAAGGCTGAAAAGGAAGCTTATGAGGCTTCTGTTAAAGCCAATCAGGCATCTTCTGAAGTTGAAAACAGCAATCTGACGCTGGTTACAACGGCTATTGATACTGTGAAGCGCGATCAGGAAATTCTGAAGTCAAACCTTCGGGACTCCATGTCTATTGGTGACTACGACAAGGCTGCTGAAATCCAAGAAGCTATGTCTATGAACTCTGCAAAGCTGCTTCAGCTTGAGCAGGGCTTCCATGAGATGAAGAACCGCCCGAAGATTGAGCCGCAAGCTCCTCCGCAGCGCGCTGGTGACATGATTGACGACATTGCAAGCCGCGTAACTCCGCTGTCTGCAAAGTGGATCAAGCAAAACCGCGATCATCTGGAAGACCCACGTGCTATCCGCATGATGGGCCGCGCCCATGAAGATGCGGTGGATATGGGCATCCGCCCCGAATCAGACGAATACTTCCGTTTCGTGGAAAACCGTCTGGGTATTGGTCGGGAAGATACCCGCCAGCAGCAAGAAGCATACTACGACAATGATTCGCCTTTGTCGGAAGCTTCGGCTCCCGTTCGCCGTCAGTCGCCTCCTGCGGCTCCGGTTTCGCGCACTGGATCTGCTCCCGGCACCCGTCCAAATGTTGTCCGTCTCACTCCAGCACAGGCTGAAGCTGCCAAAATCAGCGGTCTGTCTGAGGTGGAATACTATAAACTGATGATCCAAGAGCGTAATCGCGCCAACTAAGGAGAATATAAATGGTTGATACAGTGACAAATCAGGTCCGCAAGCGCCCAGGTCGTCCTCCGAAGGCTAAGGTAGAAGCCCAGCCAGTGGTTGAGGCAGTTGCCGTTGAGCCTATTGTTGATCGCCCGCCAATGAGGCCCCCGATGCGTGAAGAAGATCCTCGCGCCGCTGCTGCTCGCCGCGCTGCTGAAATCCGTTCTAACCAAGTGGATGATGACGGCGTTGATGAGTTCAAATTGCCCCGTGCGCCAGATGGCTGGACTTATGAATGGAAAACCAAGTCCGTCATGGGCGCCATTAACCATGCTCACTTGACCGAACTGCGCCGTCAGGGCTGGGAAGAAGTGCCGACCGCTCGTCATCCAGAAGAAATGCCTCTGGGCGGGCATGATCCGGTCATTGAGCGTAAGGGCATGATCTTGATGCAGCGTCCGACTGTGATTGTGGAAGAAGCCCGCGCAATTCAAATTGCAAAAGCCCGCAATCAGGTTCGGTTCAAGGAAGAGCAGTTGTCAGGAACGCCAGAAGGCGGTCTTGGCCATCGCAACCACGATCAGGTCAAGCCCAGAATTTCCAAAGGTTATGAGCCTTTGGCAGTTCCAAAAGACTAACATTGGAATAATTTCAATAAATAAATTGGGGGGCCGAAAGGTCCCCCTTTACATTTTGAGTAATTGCAGTATTTTTTGGGTCATAGAACTCAATTTGGGTTTTTACCCTCCCCCGGCGCGGAGGGGTTCACTACTTCCCTGGTCTCGGAGCTGCCCCGGTGTGCGGTGATGGGACTTCCCGTAAAAAGGAGGCACCGTCATGGCGAACGCAAACGCGCCTTTCGGTTTCCGTCAGTACAGCGGCACTGGTTCTGCCCCAACCTATGAACAGGTTGCAGTCCAGATCGCTTACAACGCGACGAATATTTTCTTTGGCGACCCCGTTGAACCCGATGCTAATGGTCAGGTGATTCAGGGCGATGGCACGACTGCGGCTGCTGGCATTGCTGGTATCTTCGTCGGCTGTCAGTATCTCTCGGTTACGCAGAAGCGTACCGTCTGGTCCAACTATTGGCCAGGCTCTGATGTTGCTTCCACCAACACGGTGATTGGCTACATCATCAACGACCCGAACGCTAAGTTCCTCGTCCAGTCGGACGCGACAGGCGTTGCTCAGTCAGATGTTAACGCTACTGTTGGTTACACCACCGGCACCGGCAACACTGCCAACGGCATTTCGGGTGCTTACATCTCTAGCATTGGTCCGACCACTGCTACCCTTCCGTTCCGTATCGTCGGCCTTGTCACGCAGCCTCCGGGATCTGCTGGCACTGAGGCTGGCGCTTACAACTACGTCATTGTCTCGTTCAACAACGTGACAACCCGCAATCTTACGGGCATCTAAGGAGTAAGGACCAATGGCTGTTAATCTCTCAGCGATTAAAGACCTTCTCCTCCCCGGTCTCCGTGGGGTTGAAGGCAAGTACGAGATGATTCCATCTCAGTACGACAAGATGTTCACGAAGCACGATTCCAAAATGGCGCTTGAGCGCACTGCGGAAATGCGCTTCTTGGGTCTTGCACAGTTGAAGACCGAAGGCGGCCAGACCGCTTTTGATAACTCGGCTGGCGAACGCTATGTCTACAATCAGGAACACACTGAAATCGCTCTCGGGTATGCAATTACCCGTAAGGCGATTGATGACAACCTGTACAAGACACAGTTTGCTCCTTCCAACCTGGGCCTCATTGAGTCGTTCCAGCAGACGAAGGAAATCTACGGCGCGAACGTGCTGAACACTGCCACGACCTACAATGGCTCGGTCGGTGGTGACGGCGTGGCTCTCGTCTCGGCTTCGCATCCGATTGATGGTGCGACGATCTCCAACTACGCAACCAGCGAACTCAACGAGTCCACTCTGTTGAACTCCATGATCGCTGTTCGTACCAACTTCAAGGATCAGGCTGGCCTCAAGGTCTTCGCCCGCGCCCGTAAGTTGATCGTCCCGCCGCAGTTGGAACCGACTGCTATCCGTCTGACGAAGACTGAACTGCGTCCAGGCACCAGCGACAACGATGTCAATGCAATCATGATGACCTCGGGCGGCTTGCCTGAGTCCTACATGGTCAACGACTTCTTGACCTCTTCGTCGGCTTGGTTCCTTCTGACAAACATTGACGGCCTGTCCTACATGGAGAGAGTTAAGTTTGAAACAGATATGCAGGTAGACTTTGTGACCGATAACCTTCTCGTAAAAGGTTACGAACGTTACAGCTTCGGTTACTATAACTGGCGCTCAATCTACGGCAGCATCCCTTCGTAAGGGCTTCAGAGGGCGGGGTGTAACAGCCCCGCCTTTTATCTAGGATTCCTGATCACGCAGACCGGCCTAGCGGACTCTGCACAGACGGCGTGATCTCATCGTGCAGGAGGCTCATATGGGCGCTTCAACTTGGACGGGACCGCTTCGTGCGGGTACCGTGATTAACACGACCGGCACCACTGTCGGTACTTTGAAAAATGTGGGCTACGTTGAGCTTGCTCAGTCCCAAGCAATTACACAGACTGGCTCTGCAACTGCTTTGGCGACTAACATTGTCATCCCAGCCAACAGCATTATCGTTGCAATTGACCTGTTTGTCACAACAGCTTGGTCAAGCGCGACGACAACTTACACCATCAGCGTTGGTACTTCGGCAACTGCAACTGAATTGGTTGCGGCTACGAACGCTAATGCCGTTGGCCGTCTTGCCCTCTTACCCGGCACGGACGCTACCAGAACTGGCAACTGGATTAACACAGGCACGACAGATGATCGTATCTATGTTCTTTCGGGCGCTAACAATGTTACCAATGGCACGGGAACTTTGGTTGTCCGTTACATTCAAGGCATCAACGCTTAATTCGGGTCATAGGAGGCTCACATGAAAGGTCGTAGCAAGCGCGCTTCTGGCGGTGTCAATGAAATGGCAGAAGACGCAAAGATGAAGAATATGCGTTATACCTATCAGTCAAACGTCAATGACGAGGCTGAAGAGCGTAAGCGCGGCGGCAAGACCGTTGGCAAGGTAAAGGGCGCAAAGGCGAAAGCCAGCATGGGCCGTATGCCTCGTAAGTCGGGTGGCCGCACGGGTTCCAACATGAACCCGCTGTCGTCAGCCGCTGCTGGCACCCCGGCTCCGGGCCGTAACGTCTCTGGCAGCCTTGACTAAAACTGGTGGGGGCTTCGGCCCCCATCTTTCCTTTTGGAGGGGATTATGGCGAAATCACCAGCTTGGACACGCAAAGAAGGTAAGTCGGAGTCCGGTGGATTGAACGAAAAAGGTCGTGCCAGCCTCCGCGCCGCAGGGCATGATATTAAGCGTCCACAACCAGAAGGTGGGTCGCGCAAAGATAGCTTT